GAAGCTTCGCGCTAAGTGGTCACCAGAGTTGGGTCAAGACCTCAACGCATACCACAACTTGGATGCAGAGGTTGAGCTTACTGGTATCCTTTCTGAGCAGGTTGCTTTGGAGATCGATCGTGAGATCCTTAATGACTTAGTTCAGAGAGCTACTGGTGGTACCCTTCACTGGGCACGTTCACCCGGCTTGTTTGTTAACCGCGAAACTGGTTCAGAAATTGGTGCGTCTTCGGCCGCTCCAGACTTCACCGGTACGGTCAGCGAATGGTACGAGACTTTGTTAGAGACGGTCAATGACGTTTCTGCTCGTATTCACCGCAAGACGCTTCGTGGTGGTGCTAACTTCATGGTGACATCACCTGAAGTTGCTAGTATCCTTGAGTTCACTGCTGGTTTCCGTGCTTCGGTTACGGTTGACAGTAATGGTACTGCTGGTGCTAACAAGGTTGGTAGTGTTTCTAAGAAGTACGACGTTTACGTCGATCCATACTTCCCAAGAAACTTGGTCTTGGTTGGCCGTAAGGGCAGTAGCTTCCTTGAAAGTGGCTACGTTTATGCTCCTTATGTTCCGCTACAGGTTACGCCGACCATCTTTGGTACGGAAGACTTCGCGCCTCGCAAGGGTGTGATGACTCGTTACGCCAAGAAGATGGTTCGACCAGATATGTATGGCTTAGTTGTCGTACATGGCTTGGTTGGTTTGGCTGGTGCAACTAGCTAGTGTAGCTAAATAAATTAAATGGATTTATCCAGCCCCCGCTCTTCGGAGCGGGGGTTTTTTTTTTATGGTGGACTATTTATAGTGTTGAGAAATCAACGTATAGTTTTTGACATGATTACAAATGGAGGGTTATAACTATGGGTACAAAGAGAATAGGCTTGGCTAGAGTCCAAGCATTAATTGAAAATTTAAAAAGAGAGCTTACCGTTAACGGCAACCAAGTTGGCACGCTTGCAGGAACGGGGCCGGCGAGACAAGTTCATAAATTTACATATGACTTCGCCAGCGACGGCGGCGCCACGGGCGAAATTACGCTGACGCCCACCAGTGGGCTTCCAAGAGGATTTATATGCACTGGAGGCTGGATAGAGGTTATAACTGCCGTCACCTCCGGAGGCAGCGCGACAGTGGCTGTCGGAACGGAGGGAACATCAAATGATCCAGACGGCTTTCGCACCGCCACGGCCAAAGCGGTGTTGGCCATAAACGCTATATGCTCATTTAATGGCGCACTGACCCCAACAGACGCGTCACTTGGCAAGAAGATTATTACAACCAACGATCCTGTTTCAATGACAATCGCCACCGCCGCCTTAACCGCTGGTAAATTTCATGTATACGTTGAAGGATACATGAGCAACGAGCTTGTTTAAAAAAATACTGTTGTAGTGTTTTTGCCCCACCTTCTTCGGAGGGTGGGGTTTTCTTTTGTGCTTAACAATTAAAGAATATATGTTAAAATAATATTATACAAGGAGTTCCTCATGGGAAAGAAGAGAAGAATTAGAAGATTTTTACAAAAGTTTGGTCACAAATTTGGTAGAAAATATGCCAGCGTTCTTAATGAACCAAAAGTAGAAGAAATTGTTGAAGAACAAGAAACTCCAGCACCCCCTCCTGCGGCGCCGCCAAAAGTAGAGGCACCAAAACCAACACCAAAACCAGCGGCTGTTAAAAAAGAGACTCCAAAACCCGCTCCGAAACCACCGGTTGTTAAAAAAGAGGCTCCAAAGCCCGCTCCGAAACCACCGGTTGTTAAAAAAGAGGCTCCAAGGGCCTCTCCAAAAAAAGTTCGATCATGGTCAAAAAATAAAAAGTAACCATAATCAATAAATTTATTTTAACAGCCCTCTACTGTGAAAGCAGTTAGAGGGTTTCTTTTTTCTAAAACTATTTATATTCAGGAGATCTATACATGGCCGTACCGACCTTAACACCATCAAGTACATCAAGCAAAGTTATTCTTCCAATAACTGGGACTTCAGATAATGTAAATGCATCAACCAACCCATTGCCGTTCGGTGTGTATATGGGAATGCCCGATGAATATGAAGCGTTTTCCGCCGGCGCAGCAGATCAAGTAAGTTATGTTTATAAAAAATTAGGCGGCGATGTATTAGACGTTGAGCTTACGCAGTATAATGTATACGCTGCATATGAAGAAGCTGTCTTAGAATATTCATACTTGGTGAATATACATCAGGCGAAGAATTCATTAAATAATTTAATGGGCGCAACAACAGCTTCTTTTAATGCGGACGGCCAAATTGTGGAAGGGGATTCTTTAAGTGGCTCATATGTTGAATCATCACTCCCAAGATATACCTTTGATTACACGAGAAGGGTGGCAGAAGGCATATCTGCTGAAGCGGCAGTCGGCGGCAACCTTACATATTATACCGCGTCTTTTACACCGACAGATTCTGAACAAGACTATGATCTGCAGCAGATTGTCTCATCCAGCGTTAACGATGGAAGCCTAGTTTTGGACTCCGGAGATACGGTTGGCAATAATAAGATTACAGTAAGAAAGGTTTATTATAAAAGCCCGAGAGCTATGTGGAGATTTTTTGCTTATTATGGCGGCCTAAATGTTATTGGGAATATGTCAACGTATGGACAATATTCAGATGATTCAACCTTTGAAGTTATTCCAACTTGGCAGAATAAACTACAGGCAATAATGTATGAGGATTCAATCAATACAAGAATTTCACAATATTCATATGAAATTCAAAATAATAAATTAAGACTTTATCCCGTGCCTTCAAACTACTCTATGCCTGAGAAATTTTATATCAGGTTTACGGTGAAAAGAGATTCATGGAAAGAATATGCCGACAAAAAGAATGGTGGTCAGGGTGTTAACAACATGAACTCCCTACCATTTGAAAACATTCGATATTCAAAAATTAATTCTATTGGCAAGCAGTGGATTAGGAGATTCGCTTTGGCTCTTAGCAAAGAAATGCTTGGTCAGATTCGTGGTAAATTAGGAGGAGTTGTTCCCATCCCGGGCGGCTCGATTACTTTAAACGCGTCTGATTTGTTGGGACAGGCGAAAACAGAACAAGATGCCTTGAGAACAGAACTGAAAACAATCCTAGATGAATTAACTTATGAAAAGTTGTTAACAAAGGACGCAAATATGACAAAAGCAGCGGCAGATGTTCTAAGTAAGGTGCCCGTTCCTGTCTTCGTTGGGTAAATAAATGGCAGATAATAAATGGAATAAATCAGACGCCCCACCCCCGCCTCTTTTTACGGGACAAAAAGAGGCTGATTTTGTTAAACAAATTAATGATGAAGTAATAGAGAGGGTCGTCGGCCAACAGATTCTTTATTTTCCTATCTCAAAAGAGCATACCAATTATCACCCACTTTATGGCGAAGCAATTGAAAAAACTTATTTGCCACCAATTAGAGTATATGCACAGGTTACTTGGGGGGGTTCGACTACTGAGTTTACAAAATACGGTGTTGACAGAAGAGTAAAAATAACAGTTAGTTTTCACAAAAGACGATTAACAGAGGATCAAGACTTGTATGTGAGGGTTGGTGACTTCGTAAAATTTGGTGATTTTGATTATGAAATAGCAGAATTGGCAGAACCAAAACTACTCTTTGGACAAACTGATAAGAGTTTTGAAATCTCTGCAACTTGTATTATGGCTAGAGAGGGGAAATTTAAACCATAATGTTAAGAACCATTAAAGAAAAATATCGGTATGATAATTATCGTTCTGCTCTTAAAAAGGCTGAAGATTTAAATTGCGTTGGAACTCATACGGTTGAAGGACATTTCTATCCCTGTAAAACCGCCGAGGATCTCTTTAAAACCTCTTATTCGGTGCAATACGATACTCTGGTACCCTCGACCTTTGAAACGGTGGATATGGCGTTTTTCCGGTGGGTTAACGATAGTGTAAATGCATTTGCGACTAGAAATGATGGTTGGAAAAAAGTTCCTGTTGTTTGGCTAACACAAGAAAGGGCTTTTCAAATAAAAGATGATCGTGAAATGCGAGAGTTGGGGACAGAATCTCTTAAATTCCCCCTTATCTCTGTTGAGCGAACAGGGGTTAAGTTTGCAGACATCGCCGATAGAATTATCCCTTCGCAGATTTTTATGGATAAAGATGGAACAGCGATGGTTCTTTCAAGAAAGGTTAAACAATCAAAAACGAAAAATTTTGCCAACGCAGACTCTTTAAGGCTTTATAAACAGAATAATTTTAAATTTAAAAATAAAAAAGTTGTATATGAATATTTGACTGTTCCGTTACCGATTTATCATAGTATGTCTTATAAAATATATTTAAGGGCAGAGTATCAACAACAAATGAATGAAATAATTGCACCATTCATTATGTATACAAACAATATTAATCAGGTTATGATTAGTAACAGCGGTCATACTTATGAGGCTTTTTATGATAGTGATTACGGTATTACAAATAATTTAAGTAACTTAGCAAGCAATGAAAAAGTTTATGAAGCCACAATTTCTATGAATGTATTGGGATATTTGATGGGCGCAGGCAATAACCAAGACGGCCCACAGGTGGCTCGTCATGAAAACTTTGTCGAAATTAAATTCCCCAGAGAGCATGTTATGTTGGGCGATATTAATGATTTTTCAGACGATGGGTTTAGACCATAGTATTTGCATTATTTAAAAACTATTTATTCTAGTATAGTTTAGGAGATTTTAGATGAGTTCTAGAAAGTTTAAGTTTATTTCACCCGGCGTTTTTCTAAACGAAATTGATAATTCTCAATTGCCAAACGAACCTAGGGACTTAGGACCATTGGTTATTGGTAGAGCGAAGAAGGGCCCAGCAATGAGGCCGGTTATTGTAGATTCGTTTGCAGAGTTTGTTCAGCTATACGGAGAGCCAG